CCAAATGCACCACCAAAGAATCCAGTCTTACATCCATCACTAATACTGTTAATGCTACTATCGGTAGGACACCTAAAGTCTTCTTGCCAGAACTGAGAGAACACACCATTATTAATTGTACGAAGATCGTTTATATCAACAGTGCCCGATGCACTTTGAATATTACCAAAGTCCTCAATGTTCCATTCTCGTGCATTGCCAAAGTGATCACGCATCTGCCACCAATTTGATGGCCAGTTACGATACCTATCATTAGAAGAATCCCACAAAGAAGGATTCGAGTCGGTGGGCGGTCCACCGAGTCTTATATCACCACCCCACCATGCAGGATTTGTTGCGCTTGCTCTTTGCATGGAGTAACGCTCACAATTATAATCCCCCGCAAAGACATTATCATATGCATCACCAGATTCAGGAATAGTTATTGCATTGTAGAGGTAGGACGAAGAACCATATTTCTTTACAATATCGTTTAGTGTTCTTGCATCATGTGAATAATTTTTTGCTGCTCCCTTTGTTCCACCAAGGTGACTGTTTTCTCCAGTCATACCATAGTCAAAAGAGAAGAACATGTTATCCGCACCGTAATCGCAGCTAACAGGTTCAACGACTACTTGATTACCAACGAAGACTACCCTAAACGAATTCAGCATGATACATTTCCAATTATAAGTTCTTAAACACCTGATGTGTTATATAATATTTAGCATTGTCAGTGCCACCACCAGATGCTTCGTCACCATCAACCAACACATAGATCATCGTGGTTTGTCCTGGCTTAAACTGAGGTACTTCATTATAGAACTGATTGTCCGGTAGGCCGTCAGTATTCCATGCAGGAGAACCCGAACTTAGTGCCTCCACTATAACAGTCACTCCTTGTCCGGGAGCCCAATCGGAATCAGTGAATGGAGCGAAGTTAATAGGTTGATCTGGGTTCGCATTCACAGATATTTTCTGTACTGGTCCCGAACCGGGCCCAAGAGTAATTCCTGTGGTAGCACTATTTATGCCACCCCTAATTTTAGTAATGGGTTCCCTATAGTATGTAAACTTGGGCATGTTATTATCTGTGTCGAACTGTAATCCAGTATTACCACTGGGTCCGTCATCAGCTAGGAACATGTACTGTCCAGACTTACCACCGAAGGGTCCAGTAGGTCCAGTCACACCGGGATCACCTGTGTTACCAGTATTACCAGTACCACCAGTCAAACCAGAACCAACCACAGAAATGTTCAGTCTTTGGTTTGCAATTGGGAAGGTGACGCTCGACTGACCAACTACTTCTATGTTGCTGATCTTGAACGATCCCGGAGAACCACCATCTTGAGTTTCAATCTTGGTGGTGTCTGTAGTCTTATAGACTCTGTGTCCAGTGTTACCGGCACCCATTAGGTAGATCAACTTATTAGCAGTATTTCCTGCTGGACTCGTGAGAATACCTTCGAAGAAAGCTCTTGGTTCTACACCAACTTCATCGACGTTACACATCGTAATGCCAGTCGAAGAGGCAGTGATACCACCCGCAGAATTTGCGACATTAGTTCCGGAACCAAAGTAGGCAAATCCGAATCCACCAGTGGAACCAGTCGCTCCGAATATCCTACCAGCCTCTACTGTTGCTCCTGCTGCACCGAGATGATTCATTTGACGGAAAGTCAATGTATATCCAAGGCCTGGACTAAATCCGGTTATTCCGGGTGCAGTAAATCCAGCACCAGTATTTCCCCTGTTCGCAGCAGCACCGGAACGTCCACGTACATTACCAATGTTGAGTGTATATCCAGCGTCGGTAGTTTCCCAGCCGTCATACCCAAAGAAGAGAATTAGATTTGCAGTGTCACCATCGGGACCATCCGGATAGTGGAATGTTGCTCCAGTAACAGAGATACCAGTAAATCCAGTATTACCAGTCGCACCACGAATTGTTCCGGGAACCTCAAGAGTATCACCCACAACACCAGAACTGACTGGGCGGAAGGTTAATGTATATCCGTTTACTGGGAACTTGACGTTACCATCAGTTATTCCGAGTGCGGTTATTCCATCACCAGTATTACCATAAACGGGACCGGACTCTCTGGTTAAACCAAGAACCAGAGCACCCGACGCATCATAGTAGAATTCTCTGAACACCAATGTTTGTTGTCCAGCAATAGTACCACTCACACCTGCTGCGGTATAACCAAACCCAGTGTTACCTGTCGTACCAGTGCTTCCGCTGAGTCCGGTATTGCCCTTGGGAATGGGCAGTAACATGACACCAGCAGAACAACCCGCAGCATTGAATGCTTTATATTCGAAACTCGCGCCTAGGTTATACTGACTAAATTGAGTTGTTGCAAACTCATAGATATTATTTCCACCAACATCTGTTGTTACTGTAGGAGGTCCATCAATAATAAAGTCAGAGTAGTGACCCGGCTTGCTCAGGTTATCAACTCTCAGGTACAGTCTTTCCCCGGTAGTAATGCCCAATTGACTTCCCCGGAAAGCACCATCACCATCTTTGGCAACAATCGTAATTCCCTTGAGATCTCCAGAAACATTGGGTATGTTCAGGATACCTAGAGTAGTTGCATTGATTGCACCACCTTCATAATAATCATACTTGAGTGATCCGAGAGGTCCAGTGTGTCCACGAACCCTACCAGCATCAACAACACCTGTGGTAATACCCGTTCCTGTCATTAATTCTAGGAATAGATTGTCACCAGATACTCCCGCACCAGTGAATCCAAATCCTGTCATTCCTGTTGCACCAGTGAATCCAGAGATGAATCCAGCCTCAAAGGTGTCTCCTAGTTCACCGCCAGTCCATCCCCTATATGTTAGGGTATAGCCACCGGGATTACCAGAAACATTAATGGCAGTAAATCCAGCACCAGTATTACCAGTTGGTCCTGTTGGTCCTGTTGGTCCTGTATCTCCCCTTGCAGCAACAGCTCCAGCATCACCCCTTACGTTACCAACATTGAGAGTAAAGCCCCAAGTTTCCCAACCAAGAGGTTCTGTATATTCGCCGGTAAATCCAACGAATTCTAGTATAAGATCAGTTCGGGCACCAACTTTTTCTAGACTTGCCCCAACAACAGACATTCCGGTATTTCCGGTTGGACCGAGAGGGCCGATTGGTCCCTGATCACCAACTCCGGGAGGTCCGGGAGGGCCCTCTGGTCCTTCTGGACCCATTGGACCTTGAGGTCCGGCTGGACCTCTACTACCAGTGTTTACTACTACCCCGTTTCTGCACCCTTTGCCGTTTGCCATCTATAACCCTTTCTAGAATCACTAGTATATATTATACTGTGATAATGATCTAACCCAACTTCTCATCCGCGAAGAAGTATGCTGTGGGGAATCCTCTGGTCCACATCGCTAGAGTTTCTGGCATATACTTATAGTTATTTGGTAATGCCCATGTTTGACTCCAATTAAGGTTGGGATCTCTGGGCACGCCATCTACTGTACCTTCAGCTCTCCTCTCCCCGACAAGAACAAGTTTGATTGGGTTGTTTGTCCCGTTTACCCACATATACAATGCCTTTTTTGTTCCTTTTTCAGCTTTGCCCTGACTGACTAGATCATAATGCATTGTACCGGCATCACTTGCCTCACCACCCAATATCTTACCAAGTCGCTCACCAGATCGGACGTAAATCGCGTCATTTCCTGCGTACCGCTCCCACCCATCAATAAGCCCAACAGTATCCTCTCCCAAATATGCAGGATATTGCTCATCATCAGGATCATCACCACCGGGCAAGTAACTCACGAGATTTGCAACAGTTGTTGGCATGTTACTAGAATCAGGTCTCAGTCTGAGTGCAAGAGATGCCATGGCAATACCACCATCAATGTTATTCGGTGGGAAATCTCTATTTGGGTCCAACGTTGGATTACCATCTTCGTCAAGACCAGAAACCTGATAACCATCAAAACTATCAAACATGCACTGTGCTGGACTCCCATAGCCAGGATCGTCTGTAGTAAATGCAGTAATACTCTTTGGAGTCGCTGCAATTGGAACCATATCATAATCCTTAATTGAATCCCAATAGTAGATCATGTCGGCGGGGGAGTCGCGGTGCGGCTCAACCTCATTTCCCTTCCCGATGGGATCAAGCATTTGCTGCTTTATCAACGCTCGGTGGATAGTATTATATCCCACCTCCGATTCCTGATTGTAGTATGGACTATCAGAATCTAACGCACCATTTTCTGGAGCATTACCAATTCCAGGCAGATATAATTCATAAGAGCAGCCAATAACTCTACACGTAGAAGCCTTGAAACGAAGCGTTGGGTGTGTCCAGAAAGCAACAATCTTATCATAAACTGGTTGCCAATATGTGGGGAATGATTCCCTAACTTGTCCTTGGGTGTATTGTTCAGATCCATCAACCTTGATCTTGGTATTTGGCCAGTCCATCAACCTACTCGCAATCGCCATCATTAACGATCCTCGTCTAAAGGTAAAGTCATAGTTACCTGCACCACCAAGTCCGGCTGCTGCGGTAGCATAGTTCACACAATTAAAGTGTGCAGCACGCTGCTTGATTTCGGTCGCAGTGACTGGTTGTAGATCAATGGTATCCCCAATTTCTATATCAGCCTTTTCTGACAACATGAGCTGAATTTCCATGCTAATAGGCCACTGGGACTTACCTTGTCTGCCACCACACTCAACAGGTGCTTCCGGTATGTCATCTAGTCTTTGATTATATCTGTATGTGTCATTCACGACACGGAAAACGTCACAGGTCTTATGACTCTTTACAGAGAATCCAATAAACTTATCATCACCAATAGAACCAACATTATTTACCAACACCCAGTTACCACTATTTTCTACTGAAGTACTCTTCCTAGCAGGATCCAACCAAGGAACGGTTTCTGCATGTACACCTTGACCCAAGTTTGTAACACACTCACCATTACTTTGAACTGTTTTTGGTTGTCGTACATCAAATCCATTAATAAAGGAAGGACGAATGTGTCCAATCCTGTCAGGATTCTCCTTTAATTTATCTCTTCCACCAATCTTGCCGTCAACAAAGAAATACTCTGGTAATTGTGGTCGATAGAATTGATAAGTTGACAGTATCTCTTCGGCTTCTTCCGCATTCTTATCCTGATTATCAATTAAATCGAAGTATAATCTATCGTATTCTATAGCAGATTGAATTGCAACTTCTTGCATTAGCCCACGAATACCACTTGGAGGTGCTATGGCATTCCCCTTTGCATCCTCTGTCTGCCATACCCAATCACCACTATTGACATCAAAAGAACCAATACCATACGTACCACCAGCAGTCGCTGGTTCTGGTACAGAAAGAGTAATTATTGTGTATTCATCGTTACCTTGAGGATCAGTGATTTCAACTTGCTCCCCATCTACAATTTCAAAAATACGTTTTGGATTTGCCCCTGGCTGAAGCGATGGATCATAGGTCCAAGTGCCCTGCGGAACAGACTCCCCATCTATCGTGGACGTATCTTCTGGTACACCCGCTGCCCACGCACCTTCACCATATCCGGTATCACGTAGATTCATATGTTGAACATCGGACACTTTCAGATTTGGAATTCTACAGTTGTGGTAATATCCCCCACCATTCGGATTGTATTGGCTGGGTCCAGCAGATGCCATAAAATCAGGGTTATCAATAGAGAAACCCTGCCCACGCACATTCCCATAATCACCCAGATTAGTACAGAATGTCCCATAGCCAACACTTTCTTGCCGTGCGCTGTTGTGATTAGTGCCTTTATATGTTCCATTCTCCAGAGATCCGATATTACCTTCGAAGTGACGGTCGATTTCTACATACCCGGTATTCATCAGAGCGTACAGTATATACCAGTCATATGGTTCGCTGTGACCACCATTGGGGGAAGTAAACTTCCCCGTACTAGCCATAGCACCCCAAACATCAATACCTCTCTGAGTCAATGCTCTTCGAATCATTTTACGGAATTCTGCACCGTCAAAAAGGGACGGATCCGTGAGTCTATGTTGTGTTTCTGCCTGGAACTGTGCTTCCTTTAATATATTTGGATCATGATCCATATTTTTATCATAAACCGCTGTAGCTAGAGCATGAAGACGTTGCGCTTCGACTGCATTGTATTCACCACTATTACTGGCCATGGAAGCATTAAATCCCTGAACGGAATCATCTCTTTCAGAAGGATCGAAGATAGGTCTAGTAGAACCAAGTCGCGATTCAACATACGAAGGGATCGAACCCATCAGCCATGCATTTAGTACAAACCAATCACTCAATCTCCAATTCTCTCCCATGGTACACTTGGCTCTACAATTTCCTGATATGTCATCGGGATTTTCATCCCAATCATAATCAATATAATCTGCACAATCGCATGTTTCCTCAAAGTTATTGTCAACCGGGGTTTGTCTTGGCCAGAGTTCATTATCCATACCATATTCTGGATAATACAACTGAGCTTCCATTGGATCTTGACCATCCTCTAGAGCATCTACAGGACCACCAAAGTTAAATTCTTCTAGCTCCTCGCGTTCCTCTATGTAAGGAGCATCATATCTCATTGTTGGATCCCAGTTAAATGGTGGACGGAACCTCTCAGAATAATCTACATCGTCATTCGGAACACATACAAGTGCTCCGTACATATCAATTATAGAACGTCTACGTCTACCATCAACTCCCCATGAACTCGTGCATGGAGTTAGCTTGGGTACGGGATTTGCCCAACCAGACCAAGTTATAGGAATAATATTATCTGGATCATCTAGGTCACCATCTGGATCATAGTACTGAACAAAATCCCGATAATCGTACCCCGCATTAGCTTCTTTCCAAACAAGGCCCCTAGAAGCACATTGTTCTTCATTGCATTCCATACATCCAACACAATATGATTGTTCATCCGGCACAAAGGTTCCATTTACCTCTGCACATTGCTCCGCATTAAGTTGCCGGCAATTTGGATATCCCAGTTTGTTTCTAAGATCCTCATCACAATCCTGACAAGTGCCAGTTGATTCGTTTGCTGCGGCAAAGTAATCAATCTGTCCCTGTCCACTAAGTAATTGAGTATCATTTGATGACCAGTCATCACTAATAGTGCCCTCGGCAGGCTCCCACTGATCTAGATTATTCTGTATATCTTCATTTAGACCATACAATCCAGCAAGGGGTGGGTTATATCTGGAACCGGGGATTCCACTCGTATCATGTACATTCCACGTTCCGGGGATGAACCCCTCGTCGAAGTCTCCCTCCACACCGTCGAGATCACCCGGACTAAGAGCAAGCCACCACACATCACCACATGAAGCATTACATCGCTCATCACCTTCCAGACAAGAAGTGCTGTCACCACGATCTGGACCACAATATTCTGGTCGCTGTAATAATGAACGAATATATAACCGTCTCCATTCTTCTCTTGCATACAACACTCTTGATTCGTCATAGTGGCTGATACAAGCAGATACAAAATCATGATCCTTGAGTAAGAAAGTCTCACGATCCCAGATACCAGAATACCTTACCGTACCTTCACGATCTTTAAAATAACCAGATCGATCTTTGGCTTTATAGTAGGCATGATTAGGAGCGCCCTGAACACTAGTGTCGGGTGCTACTGATCCCCAGTATCGAATTCCATTGGGTGTAGACATATTACCATCAGAATCATACTCAACTAGTCCGGGAATTGGTTTTTCTGGATCAACATCACCACCAGGCAGACCAGAGGCAAAATGATTATTTCCATTTTCCCACCACTCAAGCATACCCCCGTCATCACTGGTATTTCGTCTATCTTGCCACTGATTGCTCCATCGAGGGAAATGTTTTGCTCTTTGCCAACCAAAACCACCGTCCCAATTATACAACCAGTACTTGTCTTTTTGTCCCTCTTCGCTGTTCAGTGCAAGCAATGCAACTTCACTAAGCTGCTCGACTGCTTCTTCATCTGAGTCCGGTGGTCTTTTTGCTGGAACTTTGTGTGGAGTAACAGTCAGACAACCCCTACCATCCCATCCAAGAAAATAACCATTGTTCGCATTTCCATTTCCATCAGAATTTACTACGTTAGCAGTGATCCATTCACTTTCGTTCAATACTTTGTCAAAAGCAGCACCATCAGTGGGTGAAACATAGTAATCATCAGTGGTCAGATATTGATAACCAATACCATGATCCTCTGGTTGATTGTCAATGATCCAAGCCTTATATGGAATACATGTTTTGTGGTATTTTGTAGAATTATGCCAACCAGTTGTGTTTATCTGAATTTCAAAATCTCTTACTGAATTACTTCTTTCTGGTATAACAGAAGTCTGCCCCACTTGACAACTGAGCACCTTACCCGTGTCTGGGTTTATAACAGTTTCATTTACCATAAAGGTGTCATAAAAGGCATTCAATTTTTCTTGTGGTGGGGGATCTATGCTAATTAAATGGACACCAGCATCATTATTTCTTACCCAAGGTTCTCCCGATAAGAAATATCCAGATTCAAATTCTTCATCACTACCGACAGTAAAAGTTATCGTCTTCATCGTGTATACATCATCACCACCACCATAATTTTCATCATACACTCTGGATGGGAAAACTAAATTTCTGGCCCCAATTGAATCATAAGATGCACCGTCAATATCCAGTTTGGTTATTTCCGGATCGAGCCGCCAAGTACCGTTATAAGTACCCTCACAATCTTCTCTCGTATAATTTAGACTAGCATTGTCGCGATTTTCCTCGACTGGAACGCAGTTGCCTGCCTCATCACAGTCCTGACACACTTCATCGTCATTGCCACAATAACAACGAGCAATCTCATTGTAGTCCTGAACGTCAACATACCGCTCATATTCCTGAGTAGTGCCCTCCAAAAAATTAGTTTTTACCGAATATTTTAGCTCTACCGTGTACTGAAAATCGACCATAATGCATCCTTATTTAATACAAGAGACACATTATTTATAATAATTTCTCAATCAGTAGGACATATTATCTCGTGACTTCGCTTATAACCTCGAAGGTTCCGGTCATCAATTTATCTACAAAGTTGGTGTCTTTATTTTTAACATCAATGTCATAAAAGTGTCTGCCGGGAGGAATATAGCTAGTGGTTATGTAATCAATTTCTACTCGCATGGCACCTGTTTCGCCAGCATAATTTAAAGTTATACCACCAGTTCCAGTACGTCCCGGATCCTCTTTGTCTGATCCAGCAAAAAAACCCTTTTCACCACCACCAGTCACTCCGTGTGGGTAATTTTCACTACTTAAAGATAAGAGTTTATCGGATACAAGAGGAGATCTCCTTACCTGCATTCTGGCCTCATATGTTGCACCGTTCAGATCAACAAACTCACCATCATCATTACTATAGTTTAGATCAAGAAAAAACGATTGTCCCTGATAAAGATGGATGTCATATGTATTGCAGTAGATTGGCATAAAAAGAGTTCCTTCCCTCCTATTTATAGTTTGTCAGAACGCTCCAACACTCAGGGAATAGGGGATCAATGATTTCACCAATAGCTTCTGCATACTTCCGTATCTCCCACTGTGCATGGGAATCTGATCTTTGACTATAAAATCTTGCATATGCAGCGAGCGATCCTGTCCAGTACCATTCAGTATACATGGCCTGTGGGAGAACAAACCTCGCCTGCTCAGGAGCAACACCCTCGTCTAGTAACTTGTTGTAAGTATCCAAACAAGCCTGTACGGAATTACCATATGACCATATCGCGTCACTGGTTATACTGATAAAGTCCTCGCTGCCTTGCTTTGCACTTCCATCCGGCTTACCTCTCCAGCTAGGAATGTAAAACTCGGGTTCAAAGGAAACATATCTGCGACTAATTTCATTCTCGACAAATCCCTGCTTGTGTTTGAAGAATTGCGTTCGAATTGAAATTGGTGCTTTAATTCTTAGTGTAATCTGGGGGTGTGCAAATGGAGTCCAATGCTTATGCTTGGCAAGGTAATTGATGAGCTTTGTATCTTTATCAGATACCTTCTTGAACTCCTGTCGAAGCCGATTTGCTTGCCAGTTAGTCCCACTCACTCGTTTCATTCCTTCTTCATCATATGCCCAATCACTTTCTTTATCAAAAGAGACTCGGGCTGCATTTACCACCGTAAGATCTGTGCCCATATGATCAACAAGAGTAACAAATCCCCTATTCAGAACATCAATCTTCATCATCTTCTTCCACATCTATGAATGAAATATCATAACCTTCTAATTCTGTAAATGATCTTGCATAATCCTTTGCTCTTTGAAATAGATCCTCATCGACCTCACGGACATATGAAGCAAAGTGTTTATTGAATTCCAGAACAATTTCAAGAAGAACCTCTTCTGGAATACCATCATCATATTCAAACTCAGTCATACCTTTCTCCAATTCCTAAAATGCATACGGGCCTCTAAGCCAGAATATGTATTGTCATCTATTACTTTCTTTATTTCCTTAGTTGTTCTGGTGTATACCATATCATTTATGTCCTTCTCTTTAACATTTGGTGGCCAAATGCAAACATTACACCCTTTGGTTATCAATCGATCAATGTAATTTACAATCTGTTTGTTTCTGGGTTCATTATCAAGAGCGTACACAACTTCACTTTCCATGAGGTGTGGATGAACTTGTTCAATCGCACCAGCACCAACCATTGCAATCGTATTTGGAATAAACAAACTATCTAGCGGACCTTCTACAACATAGACTTTCTTTTTAGGATCAGTTCTCCATAACCCATACCACAACCGATCAATACTCTTATCTGCCTTCACCGTAATATATCGAGCAGATGTTCTTGCAGTTGCTTCTCCCTTAAGTGTAAGGTGACGACCCTGAGCACCAACAACATCCCCATGCTTATTAAAGAATGGAATGATGAGTCGCTCCTCTTTTCCCACAGCCAAGCAATCCGGATCCAACTTCTGCATAAAAGAACCAAAGTCATCACTGTAGTATAAAATACCATGGTGCTTCTCTGGAATCATTCTGAGTTTACAAAACTGATATGCAACATGATCCTTTGGTAATTTAGAAATAGGAGTTAGATCCTCTAGATACTTTCCTTTTGGCTTAAATTTAGGAGTAAATGAAATACCGAACATTTTATTCTCATCGGGTTTGACGTAATTAGAATTCCCATTCTCACCAGCTTTCCATCGCTCAAGAGAATATTCCTTGACAAGAGAGGGAGAAACTTCTTCTAGAAATCGATATAGGGATAACCCAGCACCACAGTTATGACACTTGTAGAAGAAGTCATTATTCTTCTTAAAGAAATATCCACGAGCCTTTGTTTTGTTCTTCTGGGAATCACCACATATGGGACATCGACAATTTGCAAGATCTTCTTTTTTCCACTTAAACTGTGACAGACTAGTTGATGCGAGATTTATGAATTTTTTGTCTATGTAATAAGACATCAAATCTCCCAGTTTTCAAAGGTGTTTTTAGAAAACTTCTCATCGAAGTTTCGCCCATCAAGCCCAGATCCAGCCGTGGTAACTTCCGTTTGGTTGGCTTGTATAATCCCAACCTGTGCATTTTTCTCAACATCATACAACTTCATCTTTCCGCGATTGATGCCCAAAATAAACTTCTTATTAGATGCAACATCATTATATCGATTCTTCAGTTGCTTAACCATAATTTGATTGAGTGCTTCCAGTTCCTCAGTAGAAATCAAAGCAACCATAAAATCCGCAGTTGCTGGTAGACCAAAAGATTCAGAAGTATCCTCTAGACCAACATCGCTATTATTAAAACCATTGCGATTCACCTGTGTTGCAGAGAAAATAGGTACAACCCTCTCAACTGCCATTCCTCGCAACTCTTCTGCAATTGCTTTAATGTAGGTATAAGAGTTTACATTACTTCCATTCTTGAGTCGAGCGGAAGCACATATGTTTAGATAATCGACAAAAATAATATCCGGCTTGAACTTCTTCTTCATCCAAAGTTCATCTAGTAACGCACGGAAGTGATTAACATTTGCAGTTGCGGTAGGGTATTCCTTCACGATTAACTTACCCTTGATCTTGTTCTTAAGGTTTTCAACTTTCTTCTCATAAATTCCACGAGTAAGATCCTGAACATCATCAATGGTCATATCAAAAAGGTTTGCATCAATTCTTTCTGCAATTCGTTCTTCCGCCATTTCACATGTAATATAAAGAACATTTTGATTCTGTGTGAGACAGTTTGCAGCATGGTGACAGAGGAAAAGAGACTTACCAACACCAGTTCCTGCCATGATAATGTTCAGAGTTTTCTGTGGTGTACCACCAGCAGTGATTGTGTTGAAGTGCTCAAGATCAAACGGAACTTTCTTTTCTACTCTATGATAGAACTCATATCGCTCATCAGCGTCTTCGATATAATCATGTCCAATGTGCGTATCGAACGAAACAGCAAGAGCATCAGACAAAACTTCAGGAATGGCATTTGCAGTCTTTGTATCAGACTTACCGTCAATGATATGAATAGATTCCATGATTGCATTATAGACAGCCTTATCTTTACAGAACTCCTCTGTCTCATTTACCAACCACGACAACTCAGGGACATCTTCCGAAGTAAGATCATCCATGAGATCACCAAGTTCCCGAAACTGAACTTCATTGATCTTTGCATTTTTGTTCAGATCAATAAGAACGGCTTCTTTGGTAGGAAGCGCACCATATTCCATGATAAACTTCTGAGTAGAAGAAAATACCATTCGTTCTACTGGATCATGAAAGTATTCACTTTTCAGGAAAGGAGTGACTCTGCGAGAGAACTCCTCATTGTACAGGAGGTTTTGTAATACTACTCTCTCTATGTTCTTCACTGTCGCCTTCTTTCAAAAGATCAAAATCATCTGGCATATCATTAATTTGCTCGTCTAGTACAGAAATCAAAATAGAAGTAAATACATCATGAGTTTCCTCGGTGATCTCAACACCATCTGGATTTTCCAATATATCATAATCGTAATCGAAGTACAGATTATCACCTCGCTCTTCTAAAACGACTTTATCATATCTTACCACAATTCCTTCGTACTTACCATCAATAATTTGAATTGGTAAATGTCCGTCAGGAATTTCATCTGCGTACCTGTACTTAGGTGGCTGACTGTTCTGGCTCATCCTCTATCTCCAAAGTTCCATACTTAAATTCCTTCGCAACAGCGTCCTCAAGTCTCTCCATGACTTCCGAAGTGAAATACTTTTCTGGTTGCCTGTATAGTTGCTTCTCGTATACCTTCGTTCCATCAGAGACTTCAATACGAGTCGATACCTTCTTGAAAATTTCATACTTGAGTGCAATATCAACCAAACCATAATACGGATTGAGGCCCTCATCATAATTCAGCATCACATCTACCATTGAATTCTCTTTCGTGAACCGACTCTTATACAACTTACAGTGAATAATGTTTCCAATAACATCGGTTCCTTCCTTCACCTTCTTCTTTGACAGATACACAATTGTCGAAGCAGCATACTTAAGTCCAGAACCACCACCCATTTCCTTCTGTGGGAACATAGAACCAATCACATCGTATGTGTGGTTAGTCAGTACAAGAGGAATACCCGCCTTACCGAGCTTGATGGTAAGTACACGGAACGTAGACTTGATCATCTGTGCGCGAGTCATGTCGCGAGTTCCCTTACCCTCTGCGGTATCAACAATTTCCTTGTCAGTGCTCAACATGCCAAGAGAGTCAAGACAGATAAGCATTGGCTTACGCTCGGACTTTGGAAGTTCAAGATACTTATCAACGATCTTGATTGCTTGGTGCCGAAAGTCTTCGATAGTCGCAACAGGGAAAACAGCTACTCTATTTGCATCAACCCCACGCTCAGTAAACATATCTGAAGTTACAGCCTGTTCAGTATCAAAATACAGTACCACGCCGTCATGATTGTCAGCAAGAAACTTATGCACGATCCCAAGCGTAAAATAAGTTTTTCCTGTTGCAGACTCACCTGCGAGTGCGATAATCTTATTATTAGGAATTCCACCTGAAAGAGAACCAGAAAGCAAAGCGTTAAACGCATAAGATCCTGTGTCGAGGAAGCCACTAACATCGGCACCATCCAATCCATCACAGACGATATTTGCATATTGGTTCCCCGATTCCTTTACAAAGTCAGTCAAAAAATCGTTCATAATTCTCCTAGTATTGATTTAGCTTTTCGTAAATTTTAGCAATTCTTTTTTGGTCTGATTCTATTTTACTTATGGTATCTATTGAAGTTGATGTATCTGTGTATCCAGAAACAATTTGTTTTCTATACACATCTTCCTTTTCCATAAGAATTTGTTTTAATAGTAGAATATCTGTATATTCAATATCAATTTTCATGCAAATAGACCCTCCAACGTAGCAATCTCCTTGGATTTCCATCCAATGACCCCGAGAATAGTTTCGAGAGGATCAAGAAAGCTCTTTACAAACTGCTTATCATAGTCAACAAACCGATGCAAATCAAGTTCTTTTGGTATCTTTGTTGGGAATGATATAACTTTGTCACCCCTTGGACCACCAATTGGATTTGGTTCCTTAAGGTATATGAACTTAATCTTATCGCCCTGCTGAATCTTTTCATACTTGCTCTCAAGATTTGCTTTCTTAACAAAATGATTGTAAATCAAAGATCCCTTGACCGCAATCGGGGTTGCTTTTTTGTATATGTCAGATGAAGAGGCATAGTCCTCTAGGTTAGAAACACTACGAGGGAAAGCAATATCTTCTGGTTCACATGCAAAAAACTCTTCCTTGAAATCAGACACATACTTCTGAATAGTCTTCTCGTCGGTTGTAAGAACAAGACGAATAACTTCCTTGAGTTTCTCGCGCACAATTCCGGGCGTAGAACTTCGCGTCGTTTCAATACCCATAATCTTGAGCTTTGGACTATCGTAACGAACACCCTCCGAGTCCCACACATTGAGTGCATATCGTTTCTTCGCAGTCCACACACCACGCTCTGCAATAACTTCTCGACCCATCTGCATTTTATTCTCATACGCATTCATAAGGTTTGCAAGTTCTGCATACCTCTTGTCAATAAATGGCTGAATAATTTGCTCGGAACTCTCATCAAGGAACTTGATAATTCGATCTGTGTCTTCACAATCGGGAAGAAACTTGTCCACTAACTTGCTCAGTCGAATGTATACCGAGTCTGTGTCGGAAGCAACCACATAATCATAATCATCAGTTCCAATTGTTGTGTTCAAAAACTCATTGAGCTTGTCAGCAATCCAACGAATACTAAGCTGACCAGAAGCAGTAATTGCTTCAGCCATTTCAGTCGCATAGTATCTAAAGTATTGATTACCAATCGCACCATAAGCAGAGTTCAACTGAATCTTACGAACCAACTGAAAGTTATTATACTTTGCAATCTGATATTCCAGAGCTTTTCTCTGAGAGACATCACTCTTAGAAATTTTCTCCTTTTCTTTCTGCAAAGCAATCATCTTGTTCTTAAATTCCTTTCTTTCTGCATACATCTTGTGCATAAGTTCGGGCAAGAAACCAAGAGAGTCTTTCTTATAGCAAGTACCGTTTGCAGCTACTGCATAACCATGCGAAGCATTCCTCTTAATGCCTTCCATGGTAGAAGGATTAGAACCCAATATAGAATCTGAATTAATATCAATGTCCTGTCCTCTACGAACCAGTGTTTCTGGGCTGATGTTATATTGCATGATCAGGTGGGGATATAGACTGTTCAAGTCAAAAGAAACAACCCAATCATGCATACCTGTAATGGGATCTTTCACGTAAGCACCGGCATACTTCTCATCTTTCTTCCCACCCTTCTTGGGAGGAATTACAATATTCTGCTTTCGAAGATGGTGGTAAATAATCTGATCCCAAGTTCGCACTTGTGAGAAAACATCCTCATAATTAACCTTGGCAGAATAAGCGAGTGCAAGTGCGAGTTCTAGAAGTTTCATCTTATCTTCGAGCATTTCAATCAGTTCAACGTCACGAACATTATACTCCATGAAACGCTGGAAGTCGCCACGATAGAAATCACGAATGGTTTCATACTTACCATAACCAAGTTTACGTTCACCCAATTCAACAAACGCAATGTGATCGAGACGATATGATTCCTGATTAGTGTAAGTGAAGGTTCGATAAAGATCCAAGTAATCAAGAATAGAAACACCAAGGATCTGAAACGTCCTATGCTTCTTACTAGAACGCTCAATGAACTTCTCCCGAATCTTCTGCCATGGAGAAAGGTGCGATGTCTCAATTGGAGTAAGAATCTTGTTCATTCTCTGAACAAGATATGGGATATCAAAGAACTTAATGTTCCAACCAGTCACAATGTCTGGGTGTTCACTCTTCCAGATTTCCAAGAAGTCCGCAAGAAGATCCTCCTCCGACCAGTACTTCCTACAATCAACACCATCGATATGAAATTCCCCAAGACCGAGAACATACTTCTTACCATTTACAGACAGGGTGATACCGATAACTTCTTCCTGTGGATCATCGACTTGAGGAAATCCATGTTCACACTGAGTCTCAATATCAAGATGAGCAACAACAATCTTACTCATATCATAATCGACTTCATCCGGAAATTCATCACCAATGTACTGGTACACATAGTCAGTATTCCCATAAATCTTGAAGTTTGGAATTCCCTCATACTGCTTTACAAAATCACGACAATCAGATATGGATCCGGGCTGAACCGAATCCACATACTGACTATCAAGAGTTTTGTGCTCTGACTCTTTGTTAGAGGGAACGAACAGAGTCGGTCGGTATCGCACAACTCTCTTCACGGAAACTCCGTTTTCGATTGCTCGGTAGAGAATACCATCCCCGACGAGCGAAACATTAGTATAGAAATTCATATTAAACCGGATGATGCATAACCTGCGTGTTTTCGCCAAAACTCCAATCGGAAGACTCTAGCTCTCTCATTTCGGTATCACCAAGATGCTCGTTTGATTCGTCATCCTTATCCTTCACATAAGCACCAAGAAGCACCATATAATTAACCACATCGATAATTGCATCATAAAAACTTTCATCTTCAACATGCATCTTTCCTGCACGAAGGAAAGAACTCATGCGACTAACCTTATCAATAACACGAACAAGAAAACCTGCTTCTGTCTCACAGATACCCATGGCTTCACATCGAGTGAAATTCGCAAAGGGTTCCTCTCCTCCGCCCCCAGCATAGTCACGATTCTTGAGATTCATAAGAGCACGAGCATCTTCACACACCTTAATGTGAAAATCCAACAATTCATCACGGGTCATAATTTATACTCCAGTTGAACCGAATCCACCGACTCGATCCGTTTTCCTTTTTGCAGTTGCTTCAGTAGTTGTTAGATACGTAATAGTATCATTATAACGAATAATTTCAAACTGTGCAATCCTGTCACCATGTTCAATAGTATATGGAACCTCGGTGGTATTCAGAAGAGGAACAAATACTTCTTCTCGGTAATCAGAATCAATAACACCCTCACAGTTAACAAGAGTTACTCCATGCTTCCATGAAAGACCAGACCGAGGATGTATTCGGATAGAATAATCGGAATCAATATCGAACACAATTCCAGTTGGAATTAGAGCGCGACTATTCGGAGGAATTACCACCGTTGTGTGCGGAGTGTCACTGTTCCATGTGACCTCTGGCATAACTTTGGTCATATGATTCATTCTATCGATCATCTTGATTTTCCTGAAATCAGGAGTCTTATCTTCTGAAATGACAGGGCCTCTCAGGTGTGCATGAATATCAAAACATGCCGAGAGTTCGGTTTGTCGTTCGGGACGAATTACATTAGGATATAGTTTGTGTATTAGCATGTAATTAGTATACCACAATTTAGTTGTGAGTCAAGATTTACTCAGGAGAATTATACAGTAGAGGACGAACACATGGCTTAGTAATAGCTGCCTGTGCGTCAGTGTCCATAATGGTAAGCAACGAAGCAAATACAGTTGCCACTGCATTAACATCTGCACCAGTAAGTCTACTAATTCCCTCTGCTTCTCTACCATCTTCTACTGGCTCTTTTATGTCGTTAGGAAACTTAGCACTGAGTTCTACCCACTTCTTCGACCAGTCTGCACCACGAGCAGTCATATATCTAAGATTTTCGCACATGGGTCTGATATAATCATTCGTAAATTTAATTGCCTCTGGATCTGTAATAGCCATTATTTTTCCTTTCTAGAAAACGTGTGATGTTTCTGCGCCCTTTGCATTGACTGCACCTATAGACACAAAGTTTCTTCTTCCTGCTGCTCTATCATTCGCGAACGTTGTTCCGAGCAACGTGGGATCATATTGTCGTGGACCTGCACCTAAGAACTTACATAGAGCACCCCCACCAGCAGCATCATTCAATTCAAAATCAACTTTATCAATAAATGGATCTTCTGTCAATGTTATTTTGTTTACAATCAACTCGTCCTGAATATTTGAGTATGCATTGGAGGAAATACTACCCAATGCATTATTATTAACAAAATGACCAGCTACGGAACTAGTGTTAGTTCCCCTAGAATTTATTATTCCATTTGTTGCATTATATATTATGTTGTTCTGTGTTATAATCGCCTGAGATAGGGCAGATCCTATCCCATCTTCAAACTCAATACCATTAGAAACATTATATATTGTATTGTTCAGTATCCACCCACCCTGACAATTTGCATCACCATCAACACTTATACCAATGTCTGCCGAATTAGTTCCGTTTACAATACAACCAGAAACCACGCTGGGTCTGTATGAAATATTCGCTTCAATAATACAATCACCACCAGATGATGCAGCGGTCGGCTCAACGTAACAATTAAACATAGTTCCTCTAAACAAACGAACAACCTTACCAGCACCAGCCATGTTGCACGCAATATAACAATCTACAGCAGTGCTATCGGTGAGATACATTGCACCATTAAACGAAGCAGTATTATTAACTATTTTGCTTCGATAGATAACACAACCATCACCGTCTGCCTGAAACGATGGACTACTCGAAGACTGCTCGATGTCAAAACCCTCTACCGTCACACAGTCTTCTCTGACATTAAGAATATGTCCCCACTTAAACATACCACCATCACCCGGTGTCGAGGTATATCCCTGAAGTTTAATTGGAGCATCTGGAGTTGGAGCACTGGCTGGGTTATTGAAAGTCATATTAGATTCGCCGGTAACACGATTACCATCTACTGTTCTACAATGTACAATATCCCCCGCTTCTACACCAGTTTCACAGTCCTGAAACGTTCTCCATGCATCTGCTTCCG